AGAATAAGAGAGTTAGAGCTTGCACTCAAGAATAAAGATATTAATTCTCGTAATGAATCAGATGATATAAGGACAGTTGTATCAGCTGTAGAGAAGATGGCTAATGTCCAGTCGTCGTAAGCTGGCAAACAAAGTTGTTGACATGTTTACTGATTGGATGAGCAAAGATAAGGCTGCTCAACAAGAAGGTGTTAAACGTTTAGGCCTACCTAAGAACAACACAGCACAAGATAGAGCTAAAGCTATGGGGTTTGGTGATGAGACTTACTATCATGGGACTAACAAAGATTTTAAAAGTTTTGACATTAATAAATCTGGAGACAGTTTTTCTAATTATGAAGGAGCAATACCTAGAGATGGTATATGGATGACAGACAATCCAGCACAAGCCAACTGGTACGCAGATATTGCTAGAAAGGGTTTATATGGTGAGAAAGATATTGGTAATTCTGCAATATATCCTTTAAAAGTAAGAAGTAACAATCCTTATAAAGTTCCAGAGCAAGACTGGTTAGACGAAGGCGAGTCAATTGTTGATGATGTTGCAAATATGAGAAAAAAAGGATATGACAGCACACAACTAAATCAAGCTGAATATATACACATTGATGATGTATATCCTAATGGTGCAAGTAACAAACAAATAAGTGAGTATTGGAATAACACACCAGTAAAACAAGGAGCTAATCATGTTCAATCTTACTCACCAACTAATGTAAGAAGTCCATTAGCACACTTCAACCCTAAGATGGCTGGCATTGGTGCTGGTTCTATACTATCAGCTGACTTAATGGCTGATGAACTTGACTTAGAATTTAAAGGATTATTAAATGAGTTTGAATAGACTAACACAACTAGCTGCTATACTTGGTGGCACTGCTGCGATGTCAGAAGAAGCTGAAGCTGGTACTTATGTTAAGAAGCTGTTAAAAGCATTCAACAAACCACAAAGCACAAAGTATTGGCAAAGACATAAGATGGATGAGTTAGGTATTACTAATGCTGAATTCATACCTGGTAACAGTGGTCATGGTACATTAAGACTAACCTTTAAAGATGGTAGAGTTGGTGATGTATCTGACATACAGTCATCACCTAAAGGTGACCATGGTTATAAGATAGAAAACACCATGCAAGATATAAAGAATGGTATCAAATATAAACAGTTAGGAACAGACACAAAGAACCAAGGTAATAGATTCCAATGGAATGATAAGGTATCTCTTGGAGCTGGAGCCACTGCAGTTGCGGGTGGAGCACAAGCAAGTGAAACACCTAACATGGATAGACTTGGTCTAAGTAGACAATATGATCCAAATAAGATACAAGGTGTAATTGATTTTGGTAAGGATGTCGTAACAGATCCTGCAGTAGCAGGTGAAGTAATAGGAGGCGGCATCTTATCAGCAGCAGGCGCGGTATCACCATGGATTAAAGGTGCAGGTGTTGGATTGTTATTAGATTCAGGTGAAGCATCAGCCGCTGAAGATCCTAACTTCATGAACAAATTACAACAACAAGGAATATTATAATGAGCAGCAGAATGAAACTAATGGGAGAATTTCTAGACGCCATCAAAGGTGGGTTTAAACAGAAACCACCTGCTGTAAGAGGTGATATACCAGAAGGTTACACATTAGAATCTTATCAGGAAGCTGTAGAACTTGGGTTGTTTGATAATGGTGCACCTCCTTCAGAAGTATTAGAGATGATGAGACAGAATGGAACAGTAGGCAAGTTAGATGGTCTACAATATAGTGATGGTACATCTGATATAGGTAGAAGAAGATCGACTATAAATGAAATAGTAGATGAGAAAAATAACTTAGACAAAGGTTCATTCCAAGACTTATTCCCACGTTATCAAGAGAACTTTCAATTCCATGGTGGTAACCCTTCTAACTTCAGAGTAAAGAGATCGCCTGATGGTAAATTCCAATCAGATGCTGGTTTTAATTACCCTGAGACTGGATATGATGATGGTTTAAATGAGATCTTAGGTGGTTATGACGTACCAAGAATGAACATGTATGGCAATGGAGACTTTATGAATACTGATGGTCTCATCAACCCTGGTAAGTTTAATGGTGGACAACCTGAATATATAATACCTAATACATTCCCTAATGATGATTACATAGTTGACCCTAGTCTAAGAATAAGAAAAGCAATAGAAGATGGTAAGCTAGGAGCATCTGCTAACGAACAAGGTGAACTTGCTGGATTCCCTGATTGGTACAGTAATAAGCCAAGCAATACTAATAGCATATATATGGATGGTTTAGAGGATGGTAAGATGGACATAGAAGCATGGGAAGAACTTAGACGACTAAATGGAGATTAAACAATGGTAGCTGGATTAAAAACATTCTTAACACACCCTAAGCTTATTAACTTAATAGAGACAATAGGTAAAGGTGGTAAGGTAGCTAAAGCTGACTCACGTATCCTTGAATTAGCAGAGAGATCTAAAGCTTATACATCATCTAAAGCAACAAGACTTAACTCACGTGATGATATACTTAGATACATTACAGATCAGATAGAGAAGGTAAACAAGTTAGGTGGTGATGATGCAACTAAGAAGGCTGCAGCTGAAGAGATGTGGATGGATTATCAGAAGATGCAAGATGCACCTGATGGATTCTTTGGTCGTAAGGTAGGTAATAGCATGCATGATGTTAATACATTTGGTGTTGACAACGTTGATGATATTAGAAACCCTAATGCTGCAAAAGTACCTGGACTTATTGAAGAAGGTGGGGACTTCGACCAAAGCGAAAGCATTGGTAAACTGTTTGGCGAATGAGTGCACGACGTAAGGTAATAACAAAAGTAGTAGACATGTTTAAAGCATGGACCAAAGCTGATAAAGAAGCACAGATAGAAGCAGTTAAACGTTTAGGTTTACCTGCTAATAACACAGCATCAGACAGAGCTAAAGCTATGGGTTTCAGTGATGAGACTTATTATCATGGAACTAATAAAAGCTTTGGTGGTTTTGACTCAACAAGGAAATCTAACGTTCCAACAATTAGTGGTGATGATAGTCGTAATGCTATATCATTATCTCCAGATCCTGATGTTGCAAGTGTTTATTCAGGTATAAGCCCAGAAGGTAATAGATTAAGAAACATTAAATCTAATATTATACCTGTTAAAACAAGGGGTAAAGTATTTGATTATGAAAATCCTGCTCATTTAAAATTATTACCTAAAAAGTATCAACCACAAGCAAGTACTGGTATATGGTCATTAATGGAAGAACCTGCTATACAGAAACATTTAAGAAAGCAAGGTTTTGATGGTTATCAATCTAATGAGTTACAACAACCATTCTTTGTTACAGAGCCTTATAAAGGTCAGCATCGTTTTGACCCACTTAAACAAAAAGATATTGACTTATATAATAGAGAGATGAAGTTTGATAAAGATATTTATGACACACCAGACCCTGTAAAGAACACACAGTTGTTTGATGGCGCTAACATAAGAAGTACAAATGCACACTTCAATCCTAAATACTTAGGTGTAGGTGCTGGCTCTATACTGTCAGCAGATCTTATGGCAGATGAAATTGACCTAGAATATAAAGGATTATTATGATTAAACCAGAAGGTATCAAGAACATCATTAATGATGATTCATTCAAAGAAGCACTTGACCAGTTAGTAAAGATACACTTAGATATGATAATACACTCATCACCTGAAGAGACAGAAGTGAGAGAAGTATCTTATCAACGTATATCTACCATTAATGCTATCATGTCTCACTTACAAAGCATAGCAGATGGTGAAGCAATTGATAATGCCAAGTGGAATATAACCTAGGATGTATGCCTATACTCAGTAAAACAAACCACGCGCTCTACGCGCGTCACAGTATAAAAACACAAATAAAAAACGTATATAAATCAATAACTTACAAAACCGCATTTCAGCGGTAAAACTGACGATAGACAGTTAATCTATCAATATAAAGGAAATAAAATGGAAAACGAGCAAGTCACGACACCAGATAATGGTAGTGAACCTCAGAACGCACAAGATGTATTCGAGACACTACTTAACACTGAAGAATCGCAAGATAACCAAGAGGTAGTTAATGAACAAGAGGTCGAGGAAACAACTGAGGAAGTTGATGCAGAGACATTGGAAGCAGAGGAAGTAGAGGATCTTGAAGAAGACACCCCTGAAACCGAAGAAGAAGATGAAGCAGATTACCAGGAAGCTGTAGAAGCGTCCGAAGAAGAATCAGAAGTTAAGACATATAAAGTCAAAGCTGCTGGCGAAGAAATAGAGGTAACTGAAGACGATCTCATCAAATCCTATCAAATGGAAGCAGACTATACGAAGAAGAGTCAGAGATTGGCACAAGATCGTAAAGTTGTTGAGGCTAATATAGCTAAGATACAAGAATCCATTGCAGTGCGCAACGAGTATGCTCAGAAGTTGGACCAAGTATCACAAGTATTGAACGAAGAGTTTGATTCTAGTGAAGACTTAGAACAACTTAGAGAGAATGACCCAGTATCATTTGCTGTTAAGATTGCAGAACGAACAGAGAACCAAAAGAAGCTCAACATTATCAATCAAGAGCGTCAAAAGGTTATGCAAGAGCAACAAATTGCTCAGCAACAACACGTGCAACAAACAGTAGCTAATGAATCAAAGAAATTAGTAGAGATGATTCCGGAATTCTCAGACAAGGTCAAAGGTGAACAGATCAAAAAAGATATTCGCTCTTATGGACTAACGAATGGTTTCACAGAACAAGAAATGGGTGCTGTGTACGATTCAAGACATGTATTGATGTTAAACAAAGCTATGAAGTATGATCGACTTATGAAGTCTAAGGCTGGTACCGTTAAAAAGGTATCTAAAGCTCCAAAGACTATCAGTAAAGGCAAGAAAATATCTAATAGCCAAGCAGCAATACAACAAAAACAAAGAGCGAGACTTAGATCTTCAGGAACAGTTGAAGATGCGGTCTCAGTATTTCAAAACCTTATTTGAGGAAACTAAACAATGGCAACATATAAAACCTACGATACCGTTGGTATTCGTGAAGACTTACAAAATGCGATTTATGACATATCGCCAACTACTACTCCATTCATGTCAACAATTGGTAAAACAACTGCAAAGAATACTTACCACGAATGGCAAACCGATTCACTAGCTGACGCTACTTTAGACAACGCACAAGTTGAAGGGGCAGACGCTGTATCAGCTACGCTAACACCTACAACACGTGTTGGTAACTACACACAGATCAGTGATAAAGTGATTCAAGTATCTACAACAGATGATAAAGTTGACAAAGCTGGTCGTTCTACAGAAACAGCGTATCAACTAGCTAAAGCTTCTGCTGAAATCAAACGAGACATGGAAAAAATCCTATTGTCTGATCAAGCACAAGACGCTGGTACATCAACAACAGCACGTAAACTAGGTGGTCTACAATCATGGCTTACTACTAACGTAGTAGACGGTGGAGGTGTAGCATTTACTGAAGACATGCTAAAAGAAGCTGTTCTAAAGGCTTACACTGAAGGTGGCGAACCAACAATGTTACTAGTATCACCTGCTCAAAAGCAAGTGGTATCAACATTCACTGGTATTGCAGCTCAGCGCTACGAAGCACCTAAGTCATCACCTACTACAATTATCGGTTCAGCTGACGTATATCTGTCAGACTTCGGTACATTGCAAGTAGTTCCTGATAGATTCTTAGATGATGATGTAGCATTAGTCCTTGATCCTTCAATGGCAAATACTGCGTATCTAAGACCATTCAAGCAAACTAAACTTGCTAAGATGGGTGATTCAGAGAAACACTTACTAAACGTTGAGTACACACTCGTTGTTAAAAACGAAGCTGCTCACGCAATGGTAAATAACTTAGTATAATAGGATATATGCCCCTTCGGGGGCATTACCTTTAAGGAAGAACATGAAATCATTTACAGATCATAATAATAAGAAAACGTCAGTAGGACTAAACGACAAAGATGAGATAACTATTAAACAAGAGCAAGATGTCTCTGCTTTAATAGAACAGAATAAAAAAGAATACAACAACGCTGAGACAAAATGGAGTAATCAGCTTTTTGGAAATAAGGTAGCTTCAATACCATTTGCTGCTATAGACAAATTAAATAAACAGGGAATAATGAAAGGATTTACTGTGTTAGATCAGAAAAGATTCTTTGCCTTTCTTAACGATCCAGAAAACTTATATTTTAGGACAAAACCGGGACAACTATAAATGCCAGCATTTACTTCATATGATAACTTGAAAACAAACATAGCTGATTATCTAGCTAGGTCAGACTTGACAGAGAAGATACCTATGTTTATTTCTTTAGCTGAAAAAAGGCTACAAAGGGATCTGCGACTTAGACAGACATTACAACAATCTACATACAGTATGGATAGTGGGTTTAATGTTCCTACACCTTCAGACTTTCTTGAAATGAAAGATATACACTTAGATGGTAACCCTATTATCAATCTTAACTTCAAGACTGTATCACAATTTTATAGGTTAGAAAACTCAAGTGGAAGTGGTCAACCTATAAACTACACATTGGTAAGTGATAACTTTGTGTTAGCACCAAGACCTACAGGTAGTTCTACTGTCAATATGACATATTACAAAATACCTAGACCACTATCAGATACTAATCCTTCTAATGAGTATTTAGAAGTATGTCCTGATTTAATACTATATGCAGCACTGGTAGAATCAGCTCCGTTCTTGATGGATGATGCAAGATTAGTAACATGGGAACAATTATACACAAGAGGCTTAACAAGCATAACTAAATCAGATGAGCAATCAGAATTTCCAGCTCAACCACTAGCAGTACAAATT